TAATGAAGTTAAACTTCTCAAGATCAAATGGGACTTTCTCTTCTTTTCTGTGGTAGAACTCATAGCGTTCTTCTGCTTGCTCCGTGTAACTGTGTCCAATGTGTTCGTCAAAAGATACTGCTAGTGCTTCTTGTAGAATGCTTGGTATCGCATCCTTTGATATTTTCTTATCGCCTCCATCTGCGATTTTGATCGACCGCATAAGGGCGATGTATATAGCTCTGTCTTGACACCACTTTTCTGTGGCGTCGAGGAGCCATTCGTAGTCAACCCATTCGTCCGTGAGATCGGATACCGTCTGTATCGAATCTTTGTACGCATCATCAGTAAGGTCACTACGATTTTGGAGATTAATTGAAAGGACTTCCTTAGTAGGGATCTTGTCATACTTAGCAGCGAAGTCAGCAATCTCCTCATAGACAATCTTCTCATGGTAGTTTTCATAATATTCTGCTTTTAGAAAAGGAACTACCTTGCGATAGTATTCCTCATTATAGAGGAGGTTTCGCAAGATAGTTGTTTCGATGCGCTCAGTTGCCATAGGAGAATTCTTTTTTTGCTGCCTCTTCGAGTTGTTCCATCACTTCGGGGGTGAAATATTTTTCGGGATCAGCAAGTATAGCAGAAGGATAAATGGAAGATTCCCCAATACGAATCCTAGTACCGACCCGTTGGAAGACTCCGTACTGCTCACCCAGTTCCAATAATCCGTAGTATTTCTCAAGACCTCGCTCGTCAAAAAATAGACGTGTTGCAACTTTACTTCCCTCCACGGTTAGACGAGACTTCTTTGCCTCACATTTGATAATGTTGCCAACAACCTCTTTCTTACTATCACGTTCCTTAGACTTGCTAAGATAGATGATAGTAGAAGCAGCATACTTCAACCCAGTGCCGCCACCCATCTCCTTGGTAGGAACATAGGAACCGATCACATCATATGTATGGTTGGTCACGATCATAGGCACTTGTGCTTGTCCGAGTTTCAATGTTAGCACACGGAAAGCACCTTTGATCAACTGGGATTTGGTCATGTCACGGACCTGCTTGTCATTAGCAACATCTTCCATCTCCTTAGTGGTTGAGAGCATACCAAGGGAGTCCAGCACGAACATCATGGGCACACGCTCGTCCTTGGGTTCTTTGAGGTACTTGTCAAGGATTCTACATGCTTGTGTCCTGAACTCTTCGATGGTAGCAACGGGCATCATAATCATCCGATTGGAATCGATGCCACGTTCTTCAATCATTTCACGAGAGATTGCAGACTCGGACTCAAAATAAATAACTCCACCAGTAGGATTATCTCGCAAGAAATTACGAACGACAGAAAGAGCAAAGAAAGTCTTTCCTGTTGAGCTCTCTCCTGCCAGGGCAGTAACCTTGTTGGAAGGAATTCCTCCAAAAAGGGAACCACTAACAAGGGCATTAATAATATAAGACCCAGTGTCAACGTAAGATGTAATGTCGCCAGCAGCAACCCCCTCACTAACAACGCTAGCAAACTCATTGCCTGACTCTTTGATTACTGTATCTAGGAATCCCATTTGTCTACTTTCTCCTCATAAAAATTTACATAATTATAGCATTCTCGCATAAGTTTAGCGAATGCGAGAGCAGTGTTGTATTCTTCAAAACACTTGATGTCCTCAGGTCCTACTTGACCCACGACATGATTAGTCCATGTGACTACGAAGATTTTTTTGCTCATGAAAAGAAACTCGAAATTGTAATGGTCTTCTCGTGGGTCCAACCAATACATTGTAGCACGTTTTTGAGCGGTTCGAGAAATGATTTCTCAAACTGTGTTTGATAATCCACATACTTCTCAATACCAAACTCCTTGGGCAACTCACCAAAGAAACTAATGCAGTTCTCGTGAATTGGATTTGGTGTCTTGAGATACATGAACTTGATCTTCTCACCTTCCTGAATGAGAGGATGCTTGTTCTCTACTTTGTGTTTTCGCACGTAGTGGTTGTAGAGCAGAGCACCTCGCACATGGATAGGGGTTCCTTTCTTGTAGATCTCTGTTGGATGACGGTACTTAGCAAGGTTGTTAACTCCTCGTGGGAAAGCAACTTCTTCATAAGGTCGCAGTCTCGTTTCTGCTCGCACATCATTGATGAAATCGATAAGCTCATCATTTGTTTTGCCGATAATAATTTTAAACGCTGCATACAACTTGTCCCTAAAATATGCAGGAGTTGAACTCCTTGCCGTTTCCAAACCCATAATCTTCATCTTGGGTTCTTTATATCTAACTCCTTCAGAGTCCCATACGTTGAGAATGTAACGCTTCTTCGCAGTCCAGATACCACGATCAGCAATATTCTCACGTTTCATACTCATCTTCTGGTCATACGCCGACACATAATCCGCAAGTTCTTGATATGAACGTTCAATAAAAGGTTCCAGTTTCTCTTGGCAGATCTTGTCAAGTATGGTAACAATTGCTGCTTTGTCGCTAGACTTATTAGCAAAAAATTTACTAACAAGAGGTCCAAGATTAAGATAGATTGAATCGGTATCGCTAGCGATGACATAATCCACCTCCTCTGTAGAGAGCAGTTTATTTAGGTATCCATTCATACGATTTTCAATCCAACGGATACTTACCTGACCCGACAAGGTGATTGCTTCTGCGTTAGCGAGACGATAATAGCGGAAGTGTTCATTCCCAATAGCACCATAAGCACTATTAAGAGAAATCTTTTTTGCCATCTGAATGTTGTTGCAGCGGGCAATCTCTTTAGTAAGTTCAATAGTTGGTGTCTTCTCGTATTGTTTCTTAGCTTCAATCATCTTCTTCTTGAAGATGACACGACTGTCATACATCTTCTTCATCATCTGAGGAAGAAACCCATGCTTGTCCTTACGATACTGTGCGCCGTTTGCACAGACAGCAAACTCACCATCAATCTCTACTTGCTTTGAAAGTATCTTATCAACGGTTGCTGTTGAATGTCGGGTATCTTGGAGTGTCTCTGGCGAGATATTGTACTGCATAATAAGGTGAGGGTAGAGACTATTAAGGTCAAAGCTAACAACCCAATCATAGAATCCAGGTTTCGGTTCCTTGACATAAGCACCTGCATACTTCTCAGTTTTAATTGCTTCTCTCTTGGGAGGAATAGCAATCTTCCTCTTCAAGAGCTCGCAATAAATGTAGTTATCCCACATGCGAACCTGACTAAACACATCTTCATAATTCACCTTAGCATCGTATGCCATGGTGTATGCCAGTTCAATCAGTTTCATCTTGTCATCCAGTTTGTCCACCAGGCGAACGTCATGGATATTATACTCAATAAACTTCTGCCAGTCGTTCTCGTAGAACTCTTTGAACGTATCGTACTCAGAGTGATCTAGTTTCTTCTCACCAAGTTCTACAGAGCAGATATGATCCAAACGGTATGACTCTTGGTTTGTATAAGTAAACTTCTTATACAATTCGAGATAATCAAGGCAAGAGATACCAAGAGTATCAATAGCAAACTGCTTACGACCTTTAATGAAAATCTCCCGACGAGATACAAGTTTCCAAGGAGAAAGAAGTTTAGTAAACTTCTCTCCCATAACACGATTAATGCGGTTGTGGATGTACGGCATGTCGAACAACTGAACGTTCCATCCAGTGATTACATCAGGGTAATTTTCCTGCCAATAATCCAAGAAGGCACCCAACATGCTTTCTTCTGATCGGAAATGCATGTAATCCACCATGGCATCTCTGTTATCAAATGCTCTCGCTCCGAACACTGTAATGCGACCAGTGAAGCTGTCTTTGATACTGATGGCAAGGATCTCCTGATCGGCAGTTTCAATATCAGGAAATCCATTCTCGGCAGCGGTCTCAATGTCAATGGTAAACACGCGGATTTTGCTGCTGTCAAACTTGAGTTCTTCTTCAGGGTGTTGCTCAGCGATGTATTGATACAAGAACCTAGAGTTTCCATAGATCTCAAACTCCTCCACATCTTTGTATTGTTTTACAAAGTCACGCGCCTCTGTAATAGAACCAAACTTGTGGGGTTCTACACAGTCACCCTCAAGGGTGCGCCACTCTGAGTAATTTTTGGTAGGAAGATACAGCGTAGGGTTGAAAGGAACCCTAACGCTGTAACGATTGCCATTTTCATAACCACGCACAAGCAAACGATTGCCTGCTTGTTCCACATTAGTATAAAACTTCATTCAAGGCATTCAATATAACGAGCAAGCAGTTGCTTGCTGGGGTTGGTCACGACAGTCAGATCAGAAGACCTGACATTAAACTCACGCTCAGCAGCATGTGGTGCCCATGGTTCAATCTGTCCTTCACAGTCTACCACATAAGGCTCCACCATCCACACGTCAGGGTCACCTGGCAAGGTGTCCCCTTCAACTGGTTCTACCTGAGCAATGATCCAATCATTCTGTAGCTTCAGCAGGTTCGCTGTTATCTCCATCAGGTTCCTCTACGAAAATTTGATCACGACTGATGCCTGCTTTCTCTTCTAGTTCAGCAACATATGTATCAAGAATGTTTTGATCTGGAAGTGAAGCAGCAATGATGTGAGTACCAGAAATTAGATACTCTCTTTCTGGACTAAACATGCACCAGCGATTATATTTAACTGGCATAGATCCATCTTCTTGGGGATCTCCAACATTAAGAGCGAAAGGTTCTACTAGTTTGTATGCAACAACACTATTATCTTCCTCACTTCTAATGTCACCAAACAAGCATAAGACTCGTTCACCAGTAACTAGAGTAACGACTCTAACAGGATGATTAACTTTCATTGATTTCTTCCCTCTTGTCTTTAATCTTTTGTTCGTATGCTTTTTGCAATCCTGGTTCTGGATTGTTAATTGTCATTATATCACCGTATTGGATTTTGAATTGCCAATCAGGTGTGTATGGATTCCATTTGCTGAATCTAATTTGGTACTCCATACCATGAGCTTCAGTCAAATATTGTGGGGTGTCACCGTCTAAATTCAAAACATAAGGATCTTCCATGAGAAGACAAATACCTCGTTTGTCTTCACCTTCTCCATCAAAGATTTCTTTGAGTTCTGTAATAACACGATCACCCGTTTTTAAAGTAACAATTGATACTGCCATTTCTGTAGTGAGTTTGATATTAGTTTACCATCAAAAAAGGGGACCGTCAAGTCCCCTTCGATTCTATTTAGAACCATTTTTTACGCTTCTGTTTTTCTGGCAATTCTTTTCTCAGAGTAATAGTCAACAATCCATTTTCAAATTTCACATCTTCAACTTCTACATCATCTGCCATCTGCCAGTTACGAGAGAATGTCCTGTAAGAAATTCCCTTGTGAGAATATTTACGTGTTTTATCTGCTGGTGCTTTCCTAGCAGATACGGTCAAAACATTTCGTTCAGTTTCGACTTCAATATCTTCGCCTGTAAATCCAGCCAAAGCGACTTCAAGTAGGGTTCTGCCATCATCTCCGTCAACCACGTTGTATGGAGGATAGTTTGATCCACCGCCTGCAAGAGCTTCAAGTCTACTGAATGTTTCATTAAATCCGATTGAATAAGGGGTATATTGTTCCCAAGTAATGTTAGTCATGTCCTTAAATAAGCGACTGTGTACGATAGGACCCCGAAGGCATCCTGGCGTAAGAGTGGGACGGTGAACCGTCCCCCATCCTCTCACAGTATTATTTAACGATTAGCATTGAACCTTTAATAGCGGAGAACCGTATTAAAACTTACGGTTTACTCAACAGCAAGAAATTGTTTCAAAACAGATTCTCTGTCTTTGTATTCTTCTGCAACTTTGTCCCAACCACTACCAACTTTAGAAAGTTTTTCATCTTCCATAAACTTATCAATCCAATAAAGGATATAAGAAACTGTGCGGTTCATGTTCTCCCACTTCGTATCCTTACAAATAGAAACGTCTTTGAAAAACTTACCTTTCATCCATTCGTAAATAATATGAGATACACCGTCCCTGGTATCATCTTTGAAGTTTCCACGTTCTTCAATAATGTCTTTCCAAGCAGTACGAAGCTTCTGATCATTAGGACCATAATACTTAAGACTCATCAATGCAGCAGCAATAAAGGGTTGATTCCATCCCTCCTTTGGAGTACATACCATAAGTTCATCAAGTGCTTGGAGGCTTCCATCAGCAATCCAAGGTCCAACCATTCCCTCAAGATTCTGTGCTTTAACAGAACTTTGATTCCAACGATCAGGATACATGAAGTGACATGCTTTGTTCAGTCCCGACAGAATGATTCCTTGAGTAAGACGTTGAGACTTTGGTTGGTAGTTATACATTCCAGTAATAACACCGTAGAGTTTCTGCTGGTTTTTCTCCGTAGCTTCAGCAGAATCAAAACAGTTATAACAGTCCTTTACTTCATCCATGCTTTCACATTCATAGATGATTGCCACAACTTTCTCAGGAATAGCATTAGATTTTCCCTGTTCCCAGGTCATAGCACGGGTATTGCTATCAACACGCATCAACATACCCTTCCTATACAGTTTTCCTTTTACTGTACAATCTTTCTTCAAACGAACTAAATGAACAATACAATGTTC